CTGTTCCTCTTTTTTGAGAACCAAAGCCAGCCATTTAAATATTATGGTTGTGGTTGATACATTGGGCCTGGACCCGAATATTTATCTGTAAGTAATGTTACTGCCGCAATGCTAGTAAATGTTGAAACATAAACTCCTTGTGGAAATAAAATTCCATCTTCTGGAAAATTTAAATTAATAATATCACCTGTTGGAACATCTGCTACAAATAAAGTTGTACCTGTTGCACTTGTTGTTTTTAATTCAACTGTTCCTGTTCCACCACCTGATGATGAAACTATAATTCCTCTTAATCTTATTGATGGAGCGATTACTACATTTGATGTAGCCGCTGTAATTCTTGTTGCTTGTATATCTGATTTAAAACCCATAATAGTATCTATTGTATATAAAAAATACTGGGGTGTAAATAACACCCCAGTATAATAATTAGCTTCTTATGCTCCGATAGAACCGAAGATTCCTCTAGGGTCAGACCAGCCGTAGCTGTATCTTTCTCTAGCTTTGAATCTAACATTTCCTGTGTCAAAGTCACCTTCGATAGCCGTTTTAATTGGCGATCTTACAAAGTGTTTTAACCCATTTGGTGCGTCAGTCATGATGAAAAATGCATCAGTGTCTGTTAAGAAGTGGTTAACTCTGTAACCCTCTGGGATCATTCCCATATTTAACATAGCGTTGATGTCGTTTTTCGCGAACGCATTAGAACCACCTGGAGTAGTTGATAAAGGTGTTCTTAAGATTCTCTCAGCAGTAAATTGTAATTCTTTTGGAATTATCAATTTTTTACCCATAAGAGCAACTTTTAGACCTCTTTCGTCTACAAATGCAGCAATATCAATTAGAGATTGCTCAAGTGATGTTTCTGATAAGTCAGCAGCAGTAGAAAGTATATTTCTAAACGTTCCACCGTTAGCAAGTGGGTGATCGTTAGCTAATAAAGCTTTTCCGTCTCCACCTGGGAAAGATGAACTAAAACCATTGTTTAAGATGTTAGCCGCAATCGTTTGCTTAGTTTGCGACATTGATCTTGCCAATGCTCTAGTATATCTCGCAGCGAGTCTGTCATACAAGTTATCTTCAATAGCTTCCTCAGTAATCGCGAATGCTAAAGCAATCGTGTTATGAGTGTATCTAGAAGTGTATGCTTCTGTAGCATTATCAAATACTACTGGAGCACCTTCTTGTTTAACTTCAGCGCTTGCAAATCCTGATAACATTACTTCTTCTTCGAAAGCTCGATCTGAAGTTTCTGTTACAAAGATTTCTGCGTCTTCGTTATCGTATCTGTTGTACTCAAGTCCGAATAGTGCATTCAAACCTGGCTCTAGTTCTTTTACTAGTTGTGATCGTGATATAGCCATAAATTATCTCCTATTATAGACCTGTTCCTTGATTATAGAAATGATTGCTAATTCTCACCATAATATTAGCGTTCGATACTAAAAGATCGCTATTAAGAGGGTTTTGAGAAATATCAATCGCCTGAACTACGAATGTAGAAGCAGTTCCTGAAGTCGCAACATCTAATTGAACTTGCGATATTCCAGTTTGTGTGCTTCCTGATACGTTAGTTACTGAATAGTTTTGAAACAAATCCGCAACTACGAACGATAAGTTCGCATTTATTTCATAAACCGTGTCTGGACCATCAATTACAAATGCAGTGATGTCTGAAGCATTTGTGCTTGCTGGATAATAATTTTTCCAAGTCGGTTTTTGAGTTGTTGGATCTGTATAAAAACAACCATTAAAAACACCTACTACAGCGTTAGAAGTTCCAGCAACATATCTTGTGATGTTTCCAGAAGTAGTTGGTATAACCAAATCTCCTTGGAAAATCGCAGTAGTATTGTTTGCTGCAATTCTATATCTGTTTTGAGCGTTAATAAATGGGCTACCATTTAACTGTCTAGATGGTCTTAGACCAAATTTTTCTAGTACATTTGCCATTTTTTATACTCCTTGTTATAGTTTATATTTATTTTGGTTAGTCTAATAAAAATATTACTTTTTATTTCCACCACCAAAAGTTACGCGAGATTGTCTATTAATATTAATAGGCATCTCAGGTCGTTGTTCCTTCATTAGATCTGAATCAATCGCGTTAACTCTATCTTGAGTAATTCTTTTGAAATACTCTGCGCGAGATTTCACAATCTCTTCTGGTATCCTAGCCAACACTAGGCCAGCAACCCCGATCAACCCTGCGTACTTACCGTCATGAATAATTGGATATTGGTTTTTTCCGAATCTACTTATAATTTCCTCGGATCTAACAAATTCCCAACCTTCTCTCATTTTCTTCGATACGTTTGCAGTATCTTGAAAACCCATTGACTCGACTCTGATCCATCTATGGACATAGCCGTCTGGCGCAGGTGGTGCATCCAGAGATGATGGTGGCGCCCAAGGTTTATTTCTATCAACCTTAAATTCTTCGGACGCGCGTGAAGATCTTTTATTTTCCTTATCGCTCATACTAATTTGCCTCCTTCACGTATTTAGCGTATTCTTCTAGTGGCACCCCTAATTTTTTAGCAATAGCAACTTGTGATTTGGTGAGTCTCACAGTTCTGCGTCCCTCCTGTTTTCTTCCAGCGGAAGCAACAGTTTGAACGGGCTTACGTTGTTCTTGTTCAACAACAAACTTATGGGGGAAATATCCCTTCATACGTTTATTTATCTCATTATAATACTCATCGCTCTCTACTTCAACACCACTGCCAACTAGTTCTTCATGGATTGAAAAGGCGGCCTGGGTCATGATTTTATCATCCCCGAACCAAGTATTTTTAGTAGCCCAATCCTTAGCTTTTTCACTAGGTTTGGGTATAACAACGTTGTCTTTTTGTGTTTTAGCTTCTTCAACTTCAAGTTTTCTTTGTTCTTCAAGTTGTTTAGCTCTTATCTCACGATCAGCCATTTGCAGTTTAGCCTTCTCTTTTTGAACGGCTAATTGCGTTAACTCATCGTTAGCTTCCATGATCTTATTAGGATCATTGGCTTCAATAGCTGCTTTAAGTTTATTTTTTACTTGTTCTCTTTGAGCATCTACTCTTGCATCAAATTCTTTCAAGTAATTACTATCAGCAGTATCAAATTTCTTCTCGTAGTCCGTGTATTTTTTTTGCAAACCTTTTGCAAATTCTACAGCAGCCTGTTCTCTTCTTTCGGCTTCTCTGTATCTACGAGTTAATTTATCAATTCGCTTTTGAACAGAATCTGAAATTTCTGATAAGTCATCAGTTTTAGTTTCTTCTTTTTTCTGTTCGACTGGTTTAGTTTCAACAGGAGCAGATTTTTCTTCTGCTTGTTCAATCTCAACCTTTTCTTTTTTGTCTTCTTTAGAATGAGTTGTATAACCAAGATCAACTTCACCAACATTTAAGTTTGGTGCTTTTTTATCGGCTTTTGACTCTTCTTTTACTTGTATTTCTTGTTCTTTGACATCGTCAAGATCAAGTTCCACTTCTGGAGTTTTCTTTTCATCTACCATTTGTTTTCCTTTTTAGTTTAGTATAAGTGAAGAATATCTTGAGGACGTTTAACAACACCGATAATCTCATCATCATTTAAAATACGGTGTTCACCATATTTTGTTTTGAAACGAGATCCAGCATATCTTCCATACATTACGAACTGGCCTTCTTTGCACCAAGCTCCTGTAGGGAATTTATCTTTATCTAAATAACAAAGATCACCCATTTTAACTACAATTCCAATAACTGTAGTCATAGCAATAGTATCTTGAGTTTGCTCAGATAGAATAAGTCCACCTTTAGTTTTAGTTTCTCCAGCGTATGGTCGCACTAACATGCGGTAACCAATAGGGTCTGGAAGACAATCTAAATACTCTTGGATGCCTTTTGCGTCTTTTGGGATTTTTGTCTCGTTAGATTTTTCAGAAGAACTAGTTGGAAGAACTAATTTCTGATTCGGTACTACTATCGTCATCTATACTCTCCTCTTTATGTTGCAGGTCTTTTAGATCCTGTAGCAGCGTTTCTAATGCGCTGAGCCTGCCCTTAGCATAGTGGAGCCTATCTAACGTGTCTATACCATAGCAAATATCTTGCCTGGTTTCTTCTATACGTTTTCTTACGTAATTCCTTATAAATTGCAATGTGTTTATATCCATCATGGATTTATTTAATAAAATTACTAAACATTACCTTTTTTTCACCTTCATAGCAAACAAAATAATCATGTATTTTAACTTCGTTTTCTATAAAGTTTAAGTTAAATGATTTAACATCATCTATCATAATTAATTGTTGTTCTGGAGATCTATTCATAAAGAACTTCATTTCATTTAATATAGACTGTGTATCGTGTGGACCATCTAATAAAACAAAATCATATTTATTAATTAATGTCTTTTTTTTATTATATATTGGATATCCATCTGAAAACTTATTAAAAAATTCTGTATCTTCTAAATTAATTAAATTAAATTCTGGATAACCGTGTGACATGTATACTAACATGTCTTGTTTCATTTTATTGTTATATCCTGTGTAATCAATACCTAATGATGAATCAGATTCATTATATGGAATATCACCATAAGGATCTATTCCTAAAT